CGGCCCCTTCAACCATCTCTTCAATCTCACGTTGCTGCTGTCGTTTAGTTCTTATACTTTCTATCGTTGCATCATTGTTGATTAGTTTTGCAGGAAAACCATAACCCTTCAACACTTCTTTTCCTGTTTCATCCACATTTAGAATATCCAGAATCTCAGGATAAGCCTGAGACATATTTGCAATGAATTCCATGCCTGCTCTTATCCCTTGAGTTTTGAATAATCGCTTTTGAGCCTGCGGAAGAGGGCCTAAATAATCAACTTCTATATTGGAATCTCCTATGTTATCGAGAAGAATCTGGGGTGGACCCGGAATTCTCCCCGCTCTTCGCTCGATCTCAAACTGATTATCGTGAACAGGATTTAGAAACTCACTTTCCGCCCTCGCCGTCCTCGCTCCAAGAATAGCAGCTTTCTCAGCAGTCATTTCTATGGTTTGCGTTGCGGTAAGCTCGACTCTTGCCATTGCAGCCTGAGACAAAAGTAAAAAGAAACCCGTATGGAGATGTTCATTTATCTTCTGATCCAGTCTCTCCTGGAGTTCTCTCGGAAACGGAATCTGTATTCCTGTATTCATAGGCATTGGAGCCCGATCCCGGTGCCAACTTTCCATAAATGTCCAACCCCCGGGCATACTCCTTATTTTATTTCTCAAATCCGAAGGCCCGATCATAGGAGGCTCAGCCATCTTATGACCGGCAATAAGATTGGTCTCCCCCATTTGATTGGCTGTCAATACATCGACCATCGCATCCCATACCGGAGATCTTCCATACCATTCATCGGAATTTTTTCTCCATCTCCAGGTAATACACGACTTATAGTCATAGCCTCCATCCCCTAAAAATACAGGGGTTTTATCTCCTTCCATCAGATACCATTCAGATGCATAAGGCTTGCTTGCGTTTCCTATCAATGAAAAATCATAATCCTGTTTTGGATAGACACAGTGAAGTATCTGCTTTTCTTCATAAGGATTTTTCTTATAAATATTATCAAAATCTCTTATTGCTTTTTTCATTCTTTCAAGACCGAATTTATCGACCATCTGCCTCAATGTAAACGGATAAACCCTATAATTGGTATCGACCACTCCATAACGATTTTCTGCGATATAGCATTCTCTGAAATGGGGGACGGTGTAAATTGTCTTGCCGGTATTGATATCTTCTTCCATCATCGTTGTAACTGTCCCTATTGAAACACAATCCCTGATCACATCGAGAGAGACATCGTAGAAATTCCCTCGTAAAAATGAAGCATACATTACCTCTTCGACTTCTCCAAGCCAGATTGCCACCTGCGGATACTCATCCATGCGCTTGCCGCTCCAGGCCCGCATAGAGGAAGTCCGGGGGAAATTCAGCTTATTGGGAAGCGTATAAGCGAACCATCTCAGGGAAGGCGCGAAGGAATGTCCGTAAATGCCGTCTGCTGTAAGATTTATAGCCCCTATCACTGTGCCATCATAAACATCCTGGCCTGTTCGTTTACCCTTATTCCAGGTATAATCGCTTACCTTTCTTCGTGAGTGTAGACCATACTTGATCACATAATCGATTTCTTCCTCGAACGGCTCCCTTATTGTCTTGAGTCTGTTCAAGACATTATAGGCATCTTTAGCTTTCTGTTCTTCAGAGCGTTTATCAGGCATCATTCACCTAATTTCGTCTTGGTCGTTGTCGCTGTCTCTGTAACCCCCTGGCCTCCGGTGGTCAAAGTCGAAGTAAATCCTTTTCTTCTTCTTTGTCTTTCTCTTTCTCTTGCGGCTGCCTCATCCACTTTTGGTGATGTATCCATTGTCGGAGGAGGTGCCGTTTTTTCTCTTTTTGGAACGCTGAATAGTGAACCCATTTTATCCTCCCTAAACATGCAACGTTATAAACACCTATTTTAATCGTTTTTGTATATCCATAACGCTCCGAAAATAACGGAGGGAAAATTTTTTGATTGGTTATTGATAACCCATATCCAAAAAACCTCACCCAAAACATACCATTCTTTATTAAAAACGACATGGTTTTTATAGATTCACTTTTTTACGATCCTTCCGCATTTATTGCAACGCCAGTATTCACCCGTTTTATCCTTGGAGAAAAACACAAACTTACCGCCACACATTCCACATAATTCTGGTATCATGCTCGCCCATGACTAAACGTAAGTGGATTATAATCCTGACGCTGTTGATTCATTCTTGCCTGCATTCTCTCAAACTCAGTCTCAGGCTTTAAGAACCTATACTCTTTAATGACATCGTAAAGATAAGCCATCATATTGAGTCCATCATCATTCCAGCGTGGATGATTTGCCATTTCCTGTTTCAGGCGCTCGATATATTTCGGCTTGATTCTCGTTGAATAATAGAGCTTGCCATTATTCAAGGGCCAAGCTAATGCACCTTCAATAAACTTCTTCTTGTGTCTTCCGGCAGGTCTTAGTAAAACTCCGCTTGAGACTCCATTATCTGCTTCATCGAATTCGACAAACCTTCCCTTAGCCTTCAATGCTTTCGCAATATGAAGATGAGTCGTAGAAATTCCTACCTTCTCCACCCCAAGCCTTGCAATCACGCCCCCATCCACATACATCCTTACGATCTGATCTATCGCCTCCGATTCTCCGGCTATACTTATCCATAAGTCCATGAGAAACACACGGCTCTGACCTATCTCATCAGCGACAGGCTCCACACCCAAAACACCGGCGGCCCAGGCATCAGAAACTTTTGTCTTATTAGAACCGGCATCTCCGGCCTGGTCTACAAGCAGGAATTTTATAACCTCTCTCGGAATAAACTCAGGACCTATGGGCTGGAAATAATCAGGATTGAGCTTTTGTTCTTCTTCCGGGGTTGGATTTAGAAGCTGCTGACAATTGAAGGTAGCCGTCGTTTTTAGAAAATCAAGGCGCTCTTGAGAAATCAAAACAGGCTTTCCTTCTCTCGTTCCATCATCCGTAGCAGGCTTAAAGCGAATATAATAAAGAGGTTTCGGTCTTTCGGGATCGCTTTTCGGATCAACTTTATCACGAATATATGTAAGAGGATCGGAATGATGATAATATGTTCCTATTACCCGATGATGCCCTCCCTCCTTGCCAAGATTTTGTGAAGAATCAAATTTCTTTTTTATCGTTTCCATTACATCTACGGACTCTCCAATATCTTCCGTAACGATGTCATCATAGATACGCCTCTCAAAATGAAACCCAGTAGGCATACCTTCGGTCAAACCATAAGCTCCAATAGAAGGCTCCTGCCTTGTAGACCTTCTCCTTAATATAATTCCTTCATCTATGCTCCATAACGGAGCCTCAGACTTAGGATTTTCCCAAACAACATCGGGATACGTAGTATAAAGAATTTTCTGAGATTCAAAAATAGACCGAATAGAAAAAAGAAATTTCTTGGACTTCGGAGCTACATAAGAAAGGATGCCGGTAGAACATTCGGGATTCTTAAGCTGATACTGAATCGTTTCCGCAATCGTCAAAATCGAACTTTTGTAATGCTCTCTCGCCCATAAATCCAACGTATTGTCTTTCGGCCCTTTCTGTAATTCATTACAAGCCTGCACTACAAAAGGGTGATTTACCTTTCTTCTTCCATTTTCATCCAAAAACGGCTTCACTATAAAATATAACAAAAACCATAAATCAGTCGCTATCAACTTTCTAAATACGCACGCCTCCAAATACCCTGGATTCTTCTTCTCCTCCGCTCCCAACCATCTCATCTGATCTTCTTCTTCAGCACTAAACTCATCAACCCCAACTTCTTTATTAAACAGCAATCTCCCATATCTCTTATTCTTTATATCCAATACTATCTTCTCATAATCCGTCCTGTAATTCACCAACTTAGGATTATACGGCAGTATCCCTATCTCAGGATGTGGCTCAAACTGTACTCCGTTTATCTCAATCATAGTTTATCTACCTTATTACAGTTCCATTTTTTAACTTTTTAAGTAAAAATTTAAATGTATCTAAAATAAAAGAACTATCTCCTTCAATAAAAATATTAACTTCACCAATCTCAAAAGGTGGTCTACATGTTGGAGAAGGTCCACCTACCAGGATTCTTTTCTTTATACAACCCTTCTTGTCAATTCTAAGTGATATTAAGGTTTGCATTATAATCTCTTTATCGGAAAGAAGGGGAGTTGATTTCTCAACCCTTAAAGTTTTTTTACCTCACTTAACCATTCGAAGCACAAATCTCCCAAAGACATTTTACACACCTAACAGCCACATAATAACTACCATACCCTACATGAAATTCTCTCCCCCCACATCTCTTGCAATATATTTGTCTCGCAGGCTCTGACTCGTAACTCTGACCAATA